TGGCAGACCAATGAATTGCTGAGTATTGGTCGTGTTGTTGTACAGCGCGGTTGCCATCGCGTCCATCATCACGTTGGTAGCGTCGTTCATCCGCGCTTCGATCAACGGGATTACCGCATGATCTTGCTGGACCGCGCCTTCCATGCCGAGGAAAGGGACCGGAGCAATCATCAACTTCAGGTTGAACTCGGCGTTGAACGCGCCTTGTTGAACCGAGGGCTGATTGAATGAGCCGCTGTAATCAGACCATTGCGCGTTCACAAACTGTGCGCCCTGAACCGGAACAGTTACTTGGGAAACTCCACCCGAGGCAGACTGACTATTTGCAATCAGGGCCGCCATCAAAGGAGTGCTGTTGTAGAGTTGTACGACCAGCTTCGGGATAAACGCCCTACGGGTTACATAGGTAAGTTCATTGTATTGCGTAGAACCTGAAGCCGGAAGAATACCGCCGCCGATAGGCATAGCTTATCTCCGAAGTTAAAAAATCCCCTTGTACTACAAACCAATGGGTCGAGGATTTTTCCTCAACTCATTAAGTGCTTTTGCTGCCTCATCTCTGGCTCCCATGACGGGGTTCTTCCAGTACTTGGACAGATCAAACTTGTTCATCGCGCTAGAGTTGTAGCCCATTGGCGTAGGAGTTGCAGACTGTTTCATCCATTGCCAATACTCAGCAGCAGCCTCATGCTTGGTAATGCCTTTGTCCAGCATGACTTTTTCAACTTCATCAATCTCGGACTCATCGTTGACCAAACCTTTTTTAATCAGGTTCATCCGACGAGCCTTCAACTCATCCAGCGCATTCCTTTGTTGCTCACGAGCCTCCATAGCTTGCACTCGCTTCTCTGCCTTTTCGAGTGCGCTATTGGTTGAGTCTTCGATTTCCAGTTCTGGCATAACCATCCCTGGGTTCTGTTTCCGTGTAAGGCGCAGAAAGTCTTTTCGCGTGGCAGGGTTTTCTGCCAATTGACGAGCAAGTAATGCCAACTCATCACGCGCCTCCATACTCAGATCTTCTAGGCTCATGTTTATCCCCTTTAACTAGTTAGATGACCTTGCGGCCCTTCATTTGCTTCTCAAGCGTCATCGCATTCTTGCTAACTTTATTAGCAGAAGTCAGACCGCCGAAAGTAGCGAAACGAGGGGTATTAACGATTTGACCGTTGTTCTGGTTGTTGTCGGTAGGGCGACGGGGTGAAGCTGCGCCACGGGGTTTGAAAAGATCCATGATTTCTCCTTGATTACATTACGGGGGGTTGGGGTGAGCCACCTGGGGGCATACCTGGAGGCATACCACCACCTGGAGCCATACCTGGAATAGCCGGTGCAGCAGCCATAGCCTTGCCTTCGGGGGTGGCTCCACCAGCCTGTGGCAAGTTCTGAAGCATTTGCATGATCTCGCTATTCTGCAATTCCTTGGCCTTGTCTTTACGAGGTCCGAGGATTCCAGACATTTGCCTGAGAACCATCAACGCTTTCTGTCCTTCTGGCGATTCTGAACCGAGAGCGGGGAGTGCTTGCTCTACCAAGTCCATTGCCATCGACAGATTAATCATTGCGCCTTCACGCGAACCCATCTTAGGTTCCGGTGTAGACATAGGTGCTGCCATCGGGGGCGTTTCCGCATCTGATATTGCAGGAGCAGCACCGGCTTCAGGAGTCATTACAGGAGCATTGCCGCCCATCTTGGGACCGCCTTGTCCTTTAATCATTTGCATCAACTTGTCTGAAGGTACGCTCATAATGTTCCTAGTATTAGTGATTACTCACTACATTGTCAAATGTGGGGGGAAATATTTACAATCTCCCTCCCCCCAGGGAGGAAGCCTTACTTCTTGCGGCTAGATGCTTTACGGGCTTTGCGAGCCATAATAATCTCCTTGTCTGCAAGGGCCACTTACTTTACGGAGAAGCAGCCATATCCGTCTTCCCGTTTCCGAGAACCTTTACCGACGAGTCTTACGACCGCGCTTCATCATCTTGTACATGGCTAACTCCTAGTTAGATCTCATTTGACGCGAATCGGACTTCTTATCCATCCGATTACCGTAACTCTTCGCGCCTTGGACCCTATATTGCAAACTAGGTTCTCCCTTTGTCAAATCTTTTTTAGCGAACCTAGGCTGATCTGCTCTTGGCGTAATAGCTTGTTTCATTCTCCACCCACCGATTTCAGGTCTGGTTTAGCCGGTTTAGGCTGCATGGCTTGCTGCGCCTTTTCCTTTTCCTGCTTCTTTTCCATGACCTTCAGCCGGTCTTTCAACTGCTGCTTCATGGGAGGTTCCAGCAGATCCAGCAAGGATTCCTTGTCAATCGCCTGGGCCTTGAACAAGTTGAACGCCAGTTGCCGCAAGTCTTCCGTAAAGATCGGGCTATTGGAATGCGCGTCTACCTTTACCGTAAAGTTCTTAGTGAACTGCTCTGCAATGAACGGGATACTGTTCTCGTCCAAAAAGTGAGTGTTATCATAAACTTGCATTAGCTTCAGGTACAGAGTAGCTACCTTCTCTAATGAGTCTTCGGCTATCAATGCGCGTTTCTTTGCGCGGCTGGAACCTAACCTTGCCAACTGGCTTGCATGACCGGCAGAACGGACACCGGACTCACCCTTGCCTTGTAGGACGTTTCCTATACCGGATGCTTCCTCAAACATCTGATCTATCTCGCGGATAGACGCATAGAGGTCTTGAGGGATAGTTGGTGCTAACTTCTCAACCTTAGCATTTGGCATATCCGTGGAGAGAAGCCCACCAGCGCGATTCAGGGCAAAGTTCTTCTCGTCCAATATTCCACTAAAGCCCATCAGCGCAGTAGGTGGAGAAACTTGTTTAGACAACAGGTCGAGAATCTCGGTCATGCGCCGGTTTCTCATCTGTTGCAAGAACATCAGTTTAGATACCTCAGAAGCACCCCAGTAGTAGTCATATAGAGGGTTAGGGCAGATCTGGATGAACGGCAACTCGCCTTTAAGGAATACGGATTCCCCTGGACGGTCATAGACAATGATATCCGGTGAGGCTATCGTGACCACCTGATAGTCCATCAATTCATCGTTCCAGATCCACAATTCCCGCATTTCTACGGTATCTTCGGCTACACGGGCCTTGTAACGGTTCATCCCGTACAGATCTAGATTAACCGTACCGTAGATTGTAGGATTAGTCTGAGACATGACAATCCGGTCTACACCTTCGGGAATATCCGATTGCGGTGGGTTGTAGCCAGCCGTAATCCTTCTGAGGATAGATTCCCGTTTAGGATGGGAGTACAGACGGGACATGAGTTCAGATCGGGTGATGTAGTAGATCTGGACCAATGCTTCCTGTCGGTCTGTGTACGGGGTATCTTCCCGTAGCACCCCTATCGCAGACGGTTCCACCATGTAGGGATGGATACCGTTGTTGTAAATCAGTTTAAGAAAGGTTGTGTTGTAGACCAATGACCAAGTGAGCGCGGTACTAAATACTTGGTCACAGTTGCTGTTCAGCCACTCATCGTTAAGTGCTTGAGTTAGCTTGGGAATCATCGTGTGCTGACCCACATTAACGTCTGCACCAATATTCACAGAGAAGCGAGTAGTCTCTGCTGAGTAGAGAAATGAAGTCAGTTGGTCGATATGCGGATTGATCTTATTGAAGGCAGCGGGACTTTCTTCCGGCCCCGCACCAAACAGATACCATGAGCGTAGGCTTGAGCAATCACCTTTGCGCTCATCACGCGATACGAGACACTTCTCTATTATTTCTAAATAGAAATTCTCGCGTTCATCGTTATCCGCAGGAATTCTCACACTATTTCTTTATAGAAAGGTTCTCATGGTCGGCAACATAACTCGCCGCCCGTGGACCTGTCAAATTGGAATTATCCTTGGGGTTAAAACCCACTTGCTCACCCCTGACCGATTTGAACGCCCCGCCTTTAAGAAGTGATGGCATTGCCATGTTGTTGACGCTGCCGCCCCAGATAGCCGCATCCCCTGGTCGAGCCTCCCTAACCTGCTGCGCCTCAGCCACTTCCTTGGGTACGTCTGAGTTCTGGCGGGTGTAGTAACCGGCCTGACTCTCGCCTTCACGGGTGGACTTCACGTTGGTCATTTTGAAGTCATCTGCCAGCTTACGGACAGTCTTGTCATTCTTTTTGGTCTTTGCGCTCACTAGCCCTGGAGCCTGAAGAAAGACCATCATTACCCCTTTTTCGCATCCATCAGGGCAAACAGGGGCATACGCCTCAAAATACCCGTGTTCTTCGCACTTATAGTCCCGCATGATTCTAGCCATTGTGTTTTCCCCTTAGTTGTTCATCAATGTTGCGTTCTTCATAATCCACACGGTTTTTAACCCCAACCCGTAGCTTTATGACCCCGTTTTCAACTTCCAAGCCCATAGAACGAGCCATACGAGGTTTTGGCTGTCTACGGTACTGCACAAACTTATGCTGACCCTTGTCCAACATAACGGCAACCTCGCCATCACGAAAGTGCTGGTATGCCTTGCTGACCCGTCTTTGGACCCACTCTGATAACGGATGTTCTCCCTTGATAAATACATCCAGCAGATGACCTACGCTGACCCCCGCCAGTTCTGCAAATAGCTTCTGGGATATCCCTCGTCTATCGTCTTGGAGGAACTTCTTTATGACTCTAAGCAGTTCCACCCGAGAGATAACGGTTCTCATTTGTTCCACGGGAAACCTTTTGGATAGCGTTCTTGCATGACCGAGTTACCTTGTTCAAAGAATGCGCTGTCTACAGAATTGGCATTCCCTCCCAAACGAAAGCAGTTAGTATGCAAACCGCTGCCAGCAAAGCAGGGATTATTTTGCTTTAAAAACCTGTAGGCAAGTCGGTCAGCCCCAAAGCCCATGTAGTTATACGCATTTGCTGCATTGCAATATGCCTGAGTTTTGGCTGCTATTGAACCGGTTTCAGCGAACCCATCACCGTCAGTCCAGATGGGGTACTCACCCAAAGACTCGCAGTTATCATCAAACAGGAACTTGCCTTCCTTGTCGTAGATGCCGCGAAGGGAATACGCCCAATCCAGATTGCCTTTGACCATGAGATTGACTAAAGATTCAACGTGATTGGGTTTAAACCAATCATCATCAGCAGTCATTATCAGGATATCTTCGGTAACAAAGTGGGGAGCGGCTGCAAATAGCTTCTGACCTCCGCTACCACCGGCAGGGGTCTTCATGGCGACACCTTTGGGCCAATAGGCTATATCACGGGTAGGACCGGCGTAGACGGTGACCATATCCCAGTATTCAGCGTAATCCACGATGCCATCAGTCAGAAGGTAGTGATGTACGGGATAAGTCTGCTCATCCATAGATCTAATTGAATCAATGAGTTCTGGTCTATTGGCAGTAATGGTTACGACAGCTACGGTAGGTTTGGTCATTGGAATCCTATAGATTTGAGATAAGACCCAACCTTCTTTTGTGCAATATCGCCTACAGCACCTTGGTCAGCATGGGCCTCTTGTTTACGGGATAGATCACGGGTAAGACGCATTTGTATTAATCGGGGTTGTAACTGTTCAGCATAAGCAGCAGCAGCCAAAGCACTAGCAATAACACGGTCATCCTTGTTCCTGCCAGATGCCTGGATCGTCCCACTATCCCTGACGATGGTTTTCATCTCCTCCAGAAGATCCTCGCTATAGATCGCCATCATGCCGCGCTCAAAGTAATCTTTCATGTAGGACAGCATCCGTTCCTTGGTAGCAGCATTGGTCATCCAACCGATACTGTTACTGGGACCGGACATATTGTCATTACGCCGCCAGATGTAGTTCTGCATGTGAGATAGAACGTCCATGAGGTCTGAACCCATCTTGTTATTCATGGCTACAGCCTGACGCTTCAGATTCCGCAACTCATTAATCACGGCCTGCCCTGGACCATTAATCTCCAAGTTCAAAGTGGAGTTCTTGTAAGCACCGGCAATGTGAGCAATAGCCCATGCAAACTGGTAGGTATTCATCTCTGAAGTAGCAAACTCCAGAACCTGCTCCAAACCGTCAGCATAGGCTCTGTAGACCTGTATGCAGAAACGATCAGCCCAATCTGAAGACCCGTAGGCTGGATCGGCTCCTATGACGTAATAAGCCGTGTCTATAGGCTCTTCCCATACCTTCAGGGTAGAAAGTTTCTCAGTAGACTTCATACAGGCCGTATCGTGGAAGTTAGCCCCCATGGAATACCGGTAGTGATCGCAGGAGATCTTCTTGGCAATCTTCATGGTATCTGTACAACGGGCAGACGAGAAGAAAGAAGAACCCGTCATCACAAAGGCGTAATCCTCTGTGGGTGG